CTATTGGTATAAAAGTATTTAAATTTGTTACAGCAGGAACACCTGCCTTAGATGGCGATGTTTCTGTTGGGACAGATTTAGCAGGAGCTCAGTCGGCACTCGTTGCTGCAATCAATGGAAGCGATGGAATAAATACACCACATCCACTTGTAAGTGCTGGCGCCTTTGCATTGGATATTTCCATAATAACTGCATTAGTGGCAGGAGTAGCAGGAAATGATATTCCGACAACCGAAACATTTACTGCCGGAACAAATGTATTTGCAGCAGGAACTCTTGGTGGTGGTGTGGATGGTACTGTTTCTGATGCTTTCAAACTTATGATGGATTCCACATATTTATACGCTTGTCCAATTGCAAATACCATAACCGGAACAAATTGGCGCCGAATTGCCCTCGGTTCGGTATATTGATGCCAATGAAATTCATATAGGGAGGAGGAAAGTGATTTATAATGAATAAAACAGTCCTCCAACATCATGGTATCTTTGGTATGCACTGGGGCATTCGTCGATTTCAAAATCCCGATGGTTCTTTAACTCCAAAAGGACAAGTTCGTCTCGATAAAAAGGATAACAAATGGGCATCGACCAAAGGAGAGAAGATCAAACAAAAAGTTCAAAAAAGTGTTTCTAATGATATGAACGAGTTTGTACGTACTCAACTGGCAATGTCTTATACTTCAAAAGGAAAAATTTCATCTAGTACAATCTTACGATACAACAATAAACTTGCTCAACTTATGAACTCTCGAATTCCTGATATTCAGGCGCCTTCGGGACGAGTTTTACGATTTGTGGCAAAGCGGGGCGAAATCGGAGTTCATACTGCAGTAGCCGATGCCGGATACGACCTCACGCAACTTAAACGTGGAGTTTTTGACTCTGGTAAAGTGGCTTATAAAAAGGAAAATCTTATGAAAGGCGGTGGTTAAGGTTGAGCTCTATCGGTCAAAGACTTGCCCATGCTTGGAATGCCTTTCAAACACGCGACAAGACAGAATCTGACTTTTATGTCCATCAAGATACGGGCCTTTTCAATTCAACACAAAACCCCGCCCGTATTAGACTTTCCCCTCGCAATGAACGATCTATATTAACCTCCATTACTAATCGAATTGCATTAGACGTAGCAAGTTTCAATATCGAACACGTCCGAACTGATGAAAATGGCCAATATCTGGAGACCATTGACGATTCACTTAATCAGTGTCTTCGCGTCGAGGCCAATAAAGATCAAACAGGCCGAGTTCTTATTCAAGATATTGTAATGAGTATGTTTGATGAAGGATCGGTTGCTATTGTTCCAGTTGAAACAAGCATTGACCCAAACTTAACTGGTTCATATAACATTATGTCTATCCGTACTGGTAAAATTGTGGAGTGGTACCCTAATTATGTTCGAATTGAGGTCTATAACGATCGGACCGGGCATAAAGAACGAATCTTAATGCCTAAAAATCTGGTTGGCATTGTCGAGAACCCACTCTATGCAGTTATGAACGAACCCAACTCTACACTTAAACGACTTATTCAGAAGCTGAGTCTTTTGGATAGTGTTGACGCGGCAACAAGTTCAGGAAAACTTGATCTAATTATTCAACTTCCCTATACAATTAAGTCTGAAGCTCGACAAGTTCAAGCCGAAGAACGACTAAAGTCTATCGAGACTCAACTTAAGGGAAGCAAGTATGGTGTGGCCTATACTGATGCTACTGAAAAAGTAACACAGTTAAATAGACCTGTTGAAAGTAATCTTCTTACCCAAATTCAATATCTTACCGTTCAGTTTTACAACCAATTAGGGTTTACGGACGATATTTTCAATGGAAAGGCAACTGAACCAATTTTGCGTAACTACTATGATCGGACAATTGAACCCATCGTGACGGTCATTGTTGAGGAATTGCTCCGAAAGTTCTTGACAAAAACAGCAAGATCTCAGGGGCAATCAATCATGGGCTTCCGTGATGTATTTAGGTTGATTCCGGCTACCGAAATTGGAACTATGGCTGATGTATTTAGTCGAAATGAAATTCTAACCCCTAATGAACTACGTCAGATCGTTGGACGTAAACCATCAGACGCTCCACATGCAAGTGAATTACAGAACAGGAACATGCCCAATTCAACCACGCCAGCCACTAATAGCCTTTCCAAGAATAGTAAAGGAGGGAATAATAATGCCCAAAACCAGCAAGAAGAAGTTTGACTTTAGTGGTTATGCCACCAAGGTCGGTCTGAAATGCTCGGACGGTCGTACCATTCTTCAAGATGCATTTGCAGATGCTGATGGAAAGACTGTTCCACTTGTTTACCAGCACATGCATAATGATCCTAAAAATATTCTTGGCCATGCGATTTTAGAGAATCGTAAAGATGGTGTATATGCATACTGTTCGCTGAATGATACTGAATCTGGTAAGACAGCTAAGGCACTTGTTCAGCATGGAGATATTACAGCACTCAGTATATATGCCAATTCCTTAGTGGAGAAGGCCAAGAACGTTGTTCATGGAGTTATTCGTGAAGTTTCAATCGTTATTGCTGGCGCTAATCCCGAAGCATATATTGACAACCTTGCATTCGAGCATGGGGACGGCACTGTCTCAACCGATGAGACGGAAGCAATCATCTGCGCGGGTGTTTTGTCGCACGACGCACTTGATATTGAAGAAGAGGAGGCAGAAGGGAAAAAAGAAGATCTCGCACATGTTGATACTGGAACTGAAAATTCACAAGAAACCGTCGGTGATATCTTTAATACTCTCTCCGAGAAACAGAAAACTGTGGTCTATGCAATGGTAGCACATGCTCTCGAAGTTTCTGAAGGTAAAGCTGTTACACATGGCGAAAAATCCGAGGACGAGGATGAAGACGAAACCGAAGACGACAAAGGTATCTCAGACGGTGCGCCCATACAACACACAAATAAAGAAAAAGGAGAATCTACAATGAAGAAAAACATTTTTGACAAAACGGCCCCAGCTACTGGTGGAGACGCGTTGAAGCATGAGGCACTGACCCGCGATGAACTCCGCTCAATCTTCTCTGACGCTCGTCAATCTCAGTCGACTCTTAAGAATGCCTTTCTTGCGCACGGCTACATGACTATTTCCGATGCGTTGGATTCTTATGAGCATCGCGACGACGTTCTGGCGCACGTCAACACCTATGGTATCGCGGAAAATGTCGATTATCTCTTTCCCGATGCTCGGTCATCAGACAGCACCCCGACCTTTATCAAACGTAATACCGAATGGGTAACCAAAGTCTTTGGCGGCGCCAAACATATTCCTTTCAGCCGCATCAAGACCCTCATGGCCGACATCACTGCTGACGATGCTCGCGCCAGGGGTTATGTCAAGGGCAACGAGAAGGTGGACGAGGTTATCACTCTCTTGAAGCGCACCACCGATCCCCAGACCGTTTACAAAAAGCAGAAACTCGATCGTGATGACATCATTGACATCGTTGACTTTGATGTTGTCATCTGGTTGCGTGCTGAAATGCGCATGATGCTTGAAGAGGAAATTGCCCGTGCCCAACTTGTTGGTGACGGCCGCAGCTCCATGTCCGATGACAAGATCAAGGAAGACAAGATCCGCCCAATCGCTACCGACGATGGTGTATACACCGTTGCAGTTACGATTGCTGAATCTGCGACAGTAGCTCAGATGATCGATGCAATTATTCTTGGTCGTAAGAGCTACCTTGGTTCTGGCACTCCCACTTTCTTCACCACTCCGGATGTCAATGGCGACATGCTTCTCCTGAAAGACAGCACTGGTCGTAGATTGTACAATACTGAGTCAGATCTGGCAGCTGGACTTCGTGCCCGCGAAATCATTGAAGTTCCGGTTATGGAGAACAAAATTGTTGTAACTCTTCCGGCACAGCAAGGTGTTGCTGGTAGTCAGAAACGTCTTATCGGCATCTCTGTCAATATGGCCGATTACTCTCTTGGTGCAGACAAGGGCGGCGCCGTTGCTATGTTTGATGACTTCGATATCGATTTCAATCAGTATAAATACCTGATTGAAACTCGCTGTTCTGGCGCGCTGACCATGCCTCATTCCGCCATTGCTTATTGGAGAACCGAACACATCGATGCGCTCTAAACCTTAGTCCTAACAAATAATTCAAAATGGAAGGGAGGTAGCCTATTATGGCTAAGTTTTATGGCGTGATAGGCTATGCCATTCAAACTGAAACTGCCCCAGGAGTCTGGGAAGACCAAATAACCGAGAAGAATTATCGAGGGGATGTCATTCTCGCCCAACAGAGATGGCAGAAAACTGAGGGCGTTAATAGCAATCTCAGCCTCGATAATTCTATCTCGATTGTTGCAGATACGTATGCCTATGCAAATTTTGGATTTATAAAGTATGTTATTTGGCACGGGCAGAAGTGGAATGTCAACTCACTTGCCATTAATCGACCTCGAATTGTTTTACAGATTGGGGGAATATACAATGGCAGGTAACAGACTCGACCTACACGATATTTTCATCGACATTCTTGGAACAACTGATAAGACTATATCTCGTGTATACTTTCAACCACCAACCGCGACTAAGATGGAGTATCCGTGTATTATCTATACGCGTTCCAATCGAAAAAACTTCTTTTCGAGCGATCGCATATATTTAGGTGTGAAGCAATACTTAGTCACAGTCGTAGATCAAAATCCAGATTCTTTAATTCCCGACAAAGTAATGGAACTACCATACTGTGCTTTTTCTACACACTTCGCGGTAGACGGTTTAAATCATGACGTCTATACGTTATATTTTTGAAAAGGAGAAAACAATGGCTAAATTAGTTTGGGATACTACTGGCGCAAAATTCGCCGAAACCGGTATTAAAAATGGTGTTCTGTATCCGCTTTCGGGTGGTGTTTATGGCGCTGGTGTAGCTTGGAATGGTTTGACTTCAGTTGGTGAAGCGCCTACTGGTGCAGAAGTTACTCCCTTCTATGCTGACAACCAGAAGTACCTCGAAATCACATCTGCAGAAGAATTCGCTGGCACCATTGGCTGCTACACTTATCCTGATGTTTTCAAAGCCTGTGTTGGTGAAGCCGATCTGTCTGCAGGTGTTTCTATTGGGCAACAGACTCATACTAAGTTTGGTTTCGCATACCGTACCGAGATCGTTAACGACATAGATGGTTTGGAGTATGGTTACAAACTCCATCTCGTTTACAATTCTATTGCTGGAATCTCTGCTCGCGATCATACGACTATTAACGACTCTCCCGCATTTGAAGAGTTGAGTTTCGATTTCACCGCCACCAAGGTTCCTGTCACCAATGCCAAACCCTCCGCCCACCTGGTTGTCGACTCTTCTAAGGTTAATGGAACAACGCTGGCAACTTTCGAAGACATTCTGTTCGGAACTGTTGGACTTGCTCCTCGCCTTCCTTTGCCTGATGAAATTGCTACTTTGTTTGCGACAGGGGCCCCGTCTGCTATTGCATTGTCTACCATTGTTCCTGCTGATGATGCTGCTAACATAGCAGTCACTGCAAACATCGTTCTTACGTTCAACAACCAAATCGCAAGCGAAGCTGTTGTTGTTACATCTAATGCTGGTGTTCTTGTTGCTGGCGCCAAGACCTGGGATGTAACAGGAAAGATTCTTACTTTTGATCCGACCGCGTCTTTGACCAACTCTGCATCTTACATCGTTACTGTCGGCGGCGTAGTAGATATTTATGGACAGGCCCTTACTGCAGTAGTGAAGAACTTTACGGTTGTAGCACTGTAAATCTTGCCTCTAGTCATTGAACCAATGTATTGATGTGGAATTAGGAGGTCCTCTGAAATATGGGGGCCTCCTAAGTTTAAAGTTAAAGAAGGAGATTATATATTATGCTAAAACAGACTGTAGCTTATACAGACTATGAAGGTAAACCTGCTACTCTAGTTTGTTATTTTCATTTGAACAAGTTTGAGTGGCTGGAACTTGAGACATACACCAAAGGTGGTCTCATTGAAAACCTTGAGAATGCTCTGGAAACTAATAATGCCAAGAAGACAATTGATCTTCTGAAAAAGATTATCCTTCGTGCCTATGGCGAGAAGAATTCCGAAACTGGTGTGTTTGAAAAAGATGACGACCGGGCTATTCGTTTCAGTAAGACCGAAGCTTTTAGTGAACTCTTCTATGATTTGGCATACGACGAAACGAAGTCTAAGGAATTTTTCCTCGGTCTCATCCCTCCCGAAGTTCGCGAGAAAGCATTAGCCAAATTGGAAGAAACAAAAACTATAGCATTTCCTACCAAGAAGACAGACGGCTAGGAGGGACGTTGAATGCTTGAGATAACAGTGCCAGAGAATGAGTTTTTTCATCCTGGACAAAATAAATTTATTTCTAGTCCTTCCTGCATATTATCTCTCGAGCATTCTTTGATCTCTGTGGCCAAGTGGGAAGCAAAGTGGCATACTCCATATTTAAACGCCAAACAAAGAACCTTTGCACAGGAGTTGGACTATATACGATGTATGGTTATTGGACCTGTTAAAAATGACTATGTATTTTCCGCACTTTCATCAGATAATATTGCTCAAATTCGAAGTTATATCGACGATCCAATGACAGCGACAACTTTTTCAAAGAGTCCAAACTCTATGTCTAAACAAGTAGTAACAGCAGAAATTCTTTATTCCCGAATGTTTGCCGATAACATCCCTATGGAATGTCAAAAGTGGCATTTGAATCGTTTACTTACTTTAATAAGGGTTTGCGATTCAAAGAATAGCCCACCTACCAAAATGAATAAGAAGCAGACAGCAGCACACTATGCTGAGCAGAATGCTCTTCGTAGGGCTCAGTATAATACAAAAGGTTGACCTATAAAATTAAGGAGGACGATAGGCATGGTTAAAATGACTCAACGTGGGTCTTTTAAAAATGCCGAACGATTCTTCGATAACAGCAAAGATCTCAGTCGTAGGCTTAGAACCGCGTTCGAGAGATATGGCGCACAAGGAGTCGAAGCGCTTCGATCGGCGACCCCAGAAGATAGTGGTCTAACTGCCAATAGTTGGTCTTATACTATTGAAAATTGGGGTATTGGATTTAATAACGCGAACATCCAAAACGGCTACTCTGTGGCACTTTTGATTCAGTATGGACATGCTACGCGAAGTGGCGGATATGTTGAAGGTATTGATTTTATTAATCCTGCTCTTCGCCCCATATTTGATCAAATTGCACAAGAGTGCTGGAAGGAGGTTCAAGGCTTATGAGCGACAAAATTGATCAAAGAATCGTGGAGATGTCTTTCGAGAATCAGAAGTTTGAGAAAGGCATCTCCCAATCTAAAAATAGTTTAAAAGAGTTTTCTAATGCACTTAAGGACACTGATTTAGCTAAAGATTTTTCAAGTCTTGAAAAGTCTGTAGGTGTTTTAGCAAACTCATTCTCTGCAATGTCACAAATAGGTATTGGTGCTTTACGAAGAATCGGCGAAGCAGCAATAAATGCTGGATCTAGATTGATTAAAAGCATGACAATTGAACCAGCAATTGCGGGGATGACTAAATATGAACAAAAAACAGCTGCCGTTCAAACTATAATGAACGCAACTGGTAAAAGTATTGGTGAAGTAAATGGTTATCTTGATCAATTAATGTGGTTCTCAGACGAAACAAGTTATGGTTTTACTGATATGACAGCGGCCCTAGCACAGATGACATCATCTGGTGGAAAAATAGAGACCCTTATTCCAATGATTACTGGTGTTGCAAATGCAACAGCTTTTGTTGGTAAAGGTGCTGGTGAATTTAGTCGAGCAATGTTTAATCTAAATCAGTCTTATGGTAAAGGAAGTCTTCAAAACCTAGATTGGGGTAGTTTACAACTAGCCGGCGTAGCGGGCAAAGATCTTGCAAAAGTATTTATTGATACAGGAAAAGCATTAGGAACCCTCGATAAGAATGGTAGAACCGCTAAGGGTACACTTGTCAACATTGGTACTTTTGCTTCATCATTGCAAGATAAATGGGCTAATACCAAAGTTATGGAAAAGGCTTTTGGTAAATTTTCTGAACTTTCTGAGGCTGCGTATAAACTCGTTAAAGCAGGTGAATACGAAACAGCAGCAGAAGCAATGGAATTTTTAGCTGGAAAGTATTCTATGATTGCCGAAAAAGGTTTTGCTGCAGCTCAAACAGCTAAAACATTTACTGAATCTATTAGTGCAACAATAGATGCAGTTTCTTCTGGTTGGATGCGTACATATGAACTTATGTTCGGAGATTTGGATGAAGCCAAAAAGAATTTTACAGCCTTAACTGGAATTTTATGGACTGTATTTGCTAGTGGTGCTAAAAGTCGAAATGAAATGCTTGCGTGGTTAAAAGAATTTGGTGGCATTTCGAATGTTTTTCAGGGACTTAAAACTTCTGCATTTTCATTATTAACCATTCTTAAACCTATTTCTCAAGCGTTTGACCAAATCTTTCCACCACGAACGAAAGAACAATGGTTAGCATTAACTGTAGCATTTAAGAATTTTACAGCAGGTTTAATTATTGCAGATTCTACTAGCGATAAAATTCGACGTACCTTTGCGGGGCTATTTGCAGTTATCGATATTGGATGGCAAGTTGTGAAGTTCTTAGGCAACGCAGCCTTTGAACTTGTCAAGATCTTTATCCCTCTTGGTAGTAGCTTCCTTGGCACATCTGCTTCTCTAGGAGACCTTCTAGTTAACATCAATAAAGCCATTAAGTCCTCTGGAGTTTTTCAGTATGGTTTATTGGCGGTTAAAATTGGTGTGGCTCTTTTACGAGACAGCATTTCCAAAATCATCTCCGTTGTTTCTGAGTTTGTGACTGGTTTATGGAATGCAGAAGACCCATTTGAGTATCTCAAGAACGTCGGGAGTAGAGTTTTCTCCGGACTTATCGAAGGAATCAAAATGGTAGTGTCCTGGATTTCTGGTAATTTCGCAAAAGCTGTTAAGGGCGTTTCAGATCTTTTCGGTGGAATCTTTGATGAATCAGCCGTCGGTATTTGGCCATCGATACTCAAAATTTTGAAAGAAGTTGTCGGATTTATTGGTGGTAAAGTTGTTGATGGATTCCAAAGTTTCAGTGATGTTATCAAAAATCTCGACTTTAATAAAATTGCAACATTTGTAGTTGGCGGAGTTCTATTAATCTTTATTAGTCAGTTGACAGAGTTAACTAAGGCTATGACTGGATTTACTAGTTCTCTCAGTGGTGCCGTTAATAGTTTTACGAAAAAGTTCTTAAAACTACCAGCAACTGGCGCGATTCGTGACATGGCATATGCTATTGGTGTTCTATCTGCAAGTATTTGGATTTTATCGCGTATTCCAGCAACAGATCTTGATAGAAGTCTTCGTGGATTAGCCATAGCAATGGGAATGTTTGTAGGCGCATATCTTTTAATTCAAGGTATCAATGTTGGTGCATCAAAACTCATGAAAGATAAAGATATGGCTACATCTGCTTTTGGTCTTACGGGTGTTGCAGCTGCTTTGTTAATTATGGCGGTTGCCGTTAAGACCATTAGTACAGTTGACAAAACAATGGTTTGGAATTCAACATTCGTCTTAGGCGCAATGCTTGGTTTCATCACTGCATATCAACTTTTAGCGGCTTTGGTTAGCATGCTTCCAAATCAACAAAAGATTTCGGCGAATCTCTTTGGAATGTCCTTTGCAATTCTAACACTTGTTGGTGCTTTAAAACTTCTAAATCTTTTCGGTATTGGCGAACTTAAATCAAGTCTTAGTAAACTGACTTCAATCTTATTTGTTATTGGTGCATTACAGGCAGTCTTTGCTCTTGCTGCTGGTCTTAGTGGCGGCAATAAAGTCGCTGTTAGTATTGCTGGAATGGCAATTGGAATTGCGTCCATGATCGGACTAATTAAACTTCTTTCTTTCATAGACAAAACCACTATTACTCAAAGTGTTAGCAATTTAGCACTTATCACACTTATTATTGCTGGCGTCGAAGTGACAATGGGATTGGCTGGCCGTTTAGGTGGCGGTAAGAAGATTCAAACTAATATTCTTGCAATTCAAGTAGGGATGCTTGCAATGGTTGGATTAATAGCCATTGTTGGTAACATGAAAAAAACAACTATCGATCAAGGACTTATTAATGTAGCCAAGATGGCTGGCGTTATTAGTGGTATTGAGGTATTAACGGCTCTTTCGGCTCGTATTGCCGGTGGGGCAAAGGTTCAAAGAATTCTTGGTGCAGTTACATTTACTCTACTTTCATTTACAGGAGTTGTTGCTATTCTTGGTAACATGAAACAAGCCGTTGTTGATCAGGGTATGATTACTTTGAACAAAATGGTTGGATTAATTAGTGTTATCGAATTTTTTACAGCCATGGCATCCAGCATTAGTGGGAATGCAAAAATGTTTTCATCTTTGATGGGTGTTAGTATAGCTATTATTGCTCTTGCTGGGTCACTTGCTCTTCTAAGTGTAATTGATCAGGGATTTCTTCGCGAAGCAACTATATCTCTAGCAATTGCATCAGCAGCGATTGTAGCCCTATCAATTGCTATGAAAAGTATATCTAGTGCTATTGGCTCAATGTCTAAGACAGATCTGAAAAAACAATTCAACGGCCTTAAAGTTGGCTTCGCCGCAATGGGTGGAATTCTTCTTTTAACAGCATCCTTCTTTGGTCTTTTAGGTTTAATTCTTCCAATCGTTAAAGATGTTGAATGGAAGGATCTTGGTATATTTGTTGCTGGCCTTAGTGCAGTAACTGTATTGTTTGCTGCCTTTGGTTATATCGGAAAACAACTTACTGATAAACAACTGGAAAAACAGTTTAATGGTCTTAGATCTGGATTTGCCACATTTGGAATAGTTCTTCTTTCAACAATGTCTTTCTTTGGTGTTTTGGCCCTAATTCTTCCTATTGTTAGAAATGTAAATATGGAGGATATTGGTAAGTTTATTATTGGTCTTGGTGCAATAACTGCATTATTCGCTACTTTTGGTTATATTGGAAAACAATTGACTGATAAACAATTGGAAAAACAATTCAACGGTCTTAAAGCTGGGTTTGCTGCAATGGCTGGAATTCTTCTCGCAACAGCATCCTTCTTCGGTCTTTTGGGTTTCGTTCTTCCAATCGTTAAACAAGTTGAATGGAAAGATCTCGCGATATTTCTTACTGCTATGAGTGCGATTGGTGCATTGGTTATTGCCTTTGGCCATACCGGAAAACAAGTGACTGATATACAACTCGATAAACAATTCAACGGTCTTAAAATTGGATTCATTGCGATGAGTGGAATTCTTCTATTAACAGCATCTCTATTTGGTCTTTTGGGTTTCGTTCTTCCAACCGTTAAACAAGTTGACTGGAAGGATCTCACGGTATTTCTTGCTGCACTAGGTGCTGTAACTTTAATTATTGGTGGCATTGCGCTACTAGGGAAGTCTTTCGAAACATTAGGCAAAGGTAGTGTTAATTCTCTTAAAGGTATAGGTATAGCAATTGTTGGAATGGCAGTAGTCATTTTAGCAACAGTTGGATTAGCTTTACTTATGAATGCGTTAATACCAAATGCTGAAAATCTTACTCAAGGACTCAATCTACTTGTAATAGTTGCTGCTGGAATCGGTCGTTTTATTGAAGCTATGGCTGGCGGTTCAATTGGAGCAAATCTTGAACGTCTTGGTGTAAGTATTGCTAATTTTGCTAGAACACTTAGTACTATCTCTTTCGCTCCTGAATCTCTACTTGGAATCAAAAATCTTGCCGAGGCAGTAGTTCTTATTACTGGCGCTTCAATTTTAGAAGGTATTAGCAGACTTACTAATTTTGGTACATCCCCAATGGAAACGTTTGGTACACAACTCTCTGGGTTAATCGCGGCCATCAATAAGGTTTCCACAGATGATGCAGACAAAGCATCTGTTATTTTAACCGCAATGAAACCCATGATCGATAATCTTAAACTGTTTGCCGAAGCGGCAAAAGCTATTCCTAGAGCTGGTGGGTTTGTTGGTTTATTCCTTGGTGACAACATAACTATTGAGAATTTTGGTATTCAACTTGCTGGTCTTGTTAACGCCTTTGCAAATGTTAGTATTGGGCAAGCAATTAAGTCTTCGGTAACTCTTTTCGCTATGGCACCAATGGCGGACAACCTTAAGATATTTGCCGAAGCGGCAAAAGCTATTCCTAGGGCTGGTGGGTTTGTTGGCGATTTCCTTGGCACTAAAAATGTTGGCGATTTTGGTACTCAACTTGTTGCTTTTGTTAATGCCTTTGCACTTCTTACTCTTACGCAAGTTTTTCATTCTTCATCGATCCTATTGGCTATGACACCAATGGCAGGATATCTTAAGACATTTGCTTTTGCTGCTCAAGAAATTCCTTCAAGTGCTAGTTGGCTTGGTACCAAGATTGGCGGAGTAAAGGATATCGAAGCATTTGGTTTAAAACTTGCTAGTCTTGTTACAACTTTTGGGGGCCTTGATGAAACTCAACTTAAGTTAGCTATTTCTAATCTTCAAAAGATGAATACCGATATGCTTCCAAATCTTAAAACATTTTCAGAGTTTACCGTTAGTCTAACTGCCTATCAAGGAATTGCTCTTAATACATTTGGGAACGATCTTCGAGCTTTTACTGAGACATTAACTGGTGCTGACTTTACTATAGTCGCTCCTGCAATGGCTGCTATGGACATCATTACAACATCCTTTCAAGTACTTGGCGCTACTGTTCTTGAAAATGCTAGACTATCATTTGAAAATAATAAAAAGCCGTTTCAAACGGTAGTTGCCTCTATTCTTGCCGAACCTACCCAGAATCTTGATGCGCAGAAGAGAACCTTTGTCGATAAACTTTCTTCAATCTTTCAAGAGGTCTTAGATAAAGGCGCCTCTTATGTGGAAGAGTTTAAGACACTTGGCGAAAACATTATCGCGGGGCTGAATGCTGGGATAGAGTCAAAGAAAACACCTGCTGTTGAAATAATTAAGAGTGTTGTTGGTGCTATTATATTTGGAGCACGTGAAGAGGCCGACTCGAATTCTCCTAGTAGAGTCTTTGAAACACTTGGTGGTTGGTTCACACTTGGTCTAGCCAAAGGTATCAAAGGAGAGACTGATTCTGCTGTTAAAGCCAGTGTTAACATGTCAAAAGCAACCGAAGAAGCAGTTCGCAATACATTGGGGATCCATTCAGATAGCACGGTCGGATCTCGTCTAGGTGGTTCTTTTGTCTCGGGAATGGGGAGTGGAGCTAAAGCAGGAATACCCGCACTAGTCGATGCAATGAAAAAGATTGGTTTTGAAATTCCTCAAGGAATCGTCGATACACTTCAAAATGGAACCGCCATAGTACTCGACGCAGCAGATAGTCTTGGCATCGATACTGGTAACATGACGATTAAAGGTTTTATATCTGGAATAGCTAGTACTGCTGGTGCCCCTGGTGGGCTCACAGCCAGTATCGAGGCTCTTATGGAGTTGCTTGATCCAAATGCTGTTAAAGCTGCTGCTGAAGCTGCTGGAAAAGATGCAACGGATGCCTACAAAGATGAAATGCAGACTGGACTTGGAGATGTTCAGAAAGTTGTCAAAACTGAACTAGAGAAACTCAAAGCACTTTTTGAAGAGAGAGAGTTCTACGGTACTATCACGATCAATGAAGAATTGAAAATGCTTGAAGTATTACATGCAAAATACAAAGAAGATTCCGAACAACGTAAATTGATTGATCGTGAAATCTATTCTCGTCTTAAGACAATCTATGAAGCTCAGATCGCATATATCGACGGTGTCAAGAAGGCCGAAGCTGATGCGGTTAAAGAAAAGGCCAAGTTAAAAGCCGACTATGATAAGAACGTGGCCGACTTACTAGAAGACGCCGACAAAAAAGGCGCGGAAATCATGAAAAAGCATACTGATGATGCGTTTGATGCTCAAGTCGCTGCTGATAAGAAACTCGAAAAGGAGAATGAGAGTTACAATAAGGATGTTACTTCCATTTTCGAGAGATCTGAAGTAGATAGACAAAGACTTCGCGAACAGTATGCCACAGATCAAAAGTCAATCAACGAAAAGCTTCTATCTGATATTGATGCTCAAAACAAAGCCTATGAATCTGCTGTCAAGTCTCGTGCAGATTCAATCTTCAATTCTTATGGTTTGTTTGCAGCAGTCGAACCCGATACTAAGATCACTGGTGCCCAACTTTTAAAGAATTTACAGGGTCAAAGTACAGCACTTGCTGAATGGAAACAATCCCTTGCAGATCTCGCAGGTCGTGGCGTCGGTGATGCTATGATTCAAGATCTTCAGGCTATGGGACCTACCTCCAAGGACCAAATTAAAGCTCTTCTTACCCTTACTGACACACAACTTACAGAATATGTTGGTTTATTCGAGAGTAAATACTCCTTCGCACGAACAAAGGCAGAAGAAGAACTTGTAGGTTTGAAGGATAGTACTGCTCTAGCAATTCAAGGTCTCAATGCACAAACAGCCATTGATCTTTCTACTTTAGAAGCTGAATTCACCACTTCTATGGCCACAATTGATAGTAACATGGCAATAGATATGGGTACAATTCGTACTACTCATGAAGAAGTATTGGCTGAAATCAAAAGCGACCTTAATAAAAAACTTGGCGAGATAGAAACTACTTGGCTTGATGGTATACACGATCTTGTTGTTGAAGCAACTGGTAAAATGACTGACATGAAATCCGTGTATACTACTTCATTGAGTAAGATTAATACTGATCTTACAGAAGACCTTACGACAATGAAGACCACCTTCCAAACAAACATGAAAACTATTGTTGGACTGACTGAAAAAGAACTTATTAATTTAATTGAAAATAACAAAACTAGACTCGCACAACTCAACACAGATACTGGTTTAAAACTTGGCGAAGTCGCAAAGACCTTTGGAACCGGTGGAACAAACAGTACAACTTCCTTTGGATCAACACTCAAGGACATTATACCTAATACAATTTCATCACTTAGCACCTTAGTTCCTGCAATCAAAACTTCCTTTGATGCTGTCAATTCAGAGTTTATTACAGCAGGTACAAATGCTGCTGCTGGATTTGCCCAAGGTATTCGTAATGGGTCATATTTAGCAGTAAATGCAGCTGCTTATCTTGCTCGTAGTGCAGTTACATCAGCAGAAGGAACTCTTAACGAGAAGTCTCCAAGTAAAGTCTTTGAAGGAATTGGTAAGTTTGTTAGCATGGGTTTCGCAAATGGTATCATTAACTATGCTTACCAAGCTGAGAAGGCAAGCGAAGAGATGGCTCGAGGACCAATTGCAGCAGTATCACAGGCATTGGCCGAAATGGAAGACTCAAATGACTTGTCCTTTACAATTACTCCAGTCATTGATCTAAGTGGTATTCGTCCTAATGACATTTCCAAATTGCTTAAGGCACCAGTTCTTTTTGGAACTGCATCGAGTAAGTTGGCAGTTGAAACAGTTCAAAATGGAAGTCGTGAATTAGCACAGACTGCACAAACTAATAGCACTAACGCGTCGAATAACCAATCCACACAAGGAGCAACCATATCTTTAACACAGAATAACTATTCTCCTGTAGCATTGTCGAGACTTGAAATTTATCGACAGACAAAGAATCAACTTTCGGCAATGAAAGGAATGGTGGTCGGCACATGATTAATTCTGTAACCGTTACAAATTATTTAAATGAGTCGGTTGCACTTGAATTGGGGTTCCCGGAGAAATCCGGGTTCCTCATTCAAGAAATCGCAGGTCTTAGTCCCAGTAAAGCTGACATAAACATGACAGATCTATCCACAGGCGATGGTTCAGTGTATAACTCAGCTAGGATTAATAGAAGAAATATTGTATTTACTATAAGACTTCTTGAAAATCCAACAATTGAGATTACACGGCAGAACACATACAAGTACTTTCCAATCAAGAAGCGTGTTAAGTTACTTATAGAATCAGACACGCGTACGTGCGAGATTTATGGGTATGTTGAATCAAATGACCCAAACATATTTAGCAAAGAAGAGACCACTCAGATTTCTATTGTCTGTCCTAATCCATATTTCTATTCTCAAGGAACAACGATAACTATATTTTCAGGACTTAATCCAGAATTTGAGTTTCCGTTTTCTAATGAGTCATTATCAGAAAATCTTCTTGTAATGGGCAGCATTCTTACCAATGCAGAGCAAACAATTTACTATACCGGAGATGCTGAAATTGGAGTATTTATTTCAATTCATGCTCTTGGCGATGTAGACATGTTAACAATTTACAACTCAGGAACACAAGAAGTTATGAAAATTGATACCGATCGCTTAGCCACATTGACTGGTTTTGGAATCATCATGGGAGATGACATATTCATATCTACAATAAAAGGTCAAAAGTCTATAACATTATTCAGAGATGGTACCTATACAAATATTCTAAACTGTTTAGATAAAAATGTAGATTGGTTTCAGTTAGCAAGAGGCGATAATGTATTTGCCTTTAGTGCTGAATCAGGAGGTACAAATCTACAGTTTAGAGTGGAGAATCAAACGGTTTACGAAGGAGTTTAAGATGGACATTTTAGTTTTAAACACTAATTTAGAAGCCGTTGCTGCTGTAGATACCTTTGAATCTCTGTTATGGACAGATCGATATTGTGGGAATGGAGAGTTTGAAATCTATACATTGGCGACAAACGAACTAATAACTTGGTTAAGAGAAGACTATTATCTTTGGCTTAAAGAATCAAATCATCAAATGATAATCGAAGGAATACAGATTAAGTCCGATTCTGAGTTAGGTAACCGGTTAGTAGTTACAGGGAGATCGCTTGAATCACTTCTTGATCGTCGTATTATTTGGGGTCAAACTGTACTAACCGGTAACCTACAGGATGGGATAGAAAAGTTACTTAATGAAAATGTTATTTCACCAGTAATATCAGATCGAACAATTGATAACTTTATATTTGAGGCCTCGACCGATCCCCTTGTTACAACCCTAACCGTTGATGCACAGTTCACGTGGACAAACTTGTATGATAGTATTAAAGGTCTCTGTGCTGCAAATAATATCGGATTTCAAGTAACTCTTGAGGACGACCAGTTTGTATTCAAGTTATACGCAGGGGCCGATCGGTCATATGATCAATTTGTGAATCCGTACGTTATATTCTCACCATACTATGAGAATCTCATAAACAGTAACTATACAGAGAGTAAGAAGACAGTAAAGACTGTTACTCTTGTTGCTGGTGAGGGTGAAGGACCGGACCGAATAACAACAGTTGTCGGTATGGCAGCAAACCTTACACGTAGAGAGATGTATACGGATGCACGAGACCTTTCTCAGACAGTTGACGGAAACGAGATGCTTGAAGCGGATTACCTTTTACAGTTAGCGCAACGTGGGACCGAGGACTTAACAAACCATATTCTCGCTCAAACATTTGACGGACAGATAGATCCTAAAGTTATGTATACATTTGGTGAATCATTCTTCATGGGTGATATTGTCCAGATAGCAAATGAGTATGGTATGGAAGCAAAGTCTCGAGTTACTGAAATTATCTATTCACAGAGTTTATCTAGCGTGGATGTGTATCCAACATTCACCATGATTGAGTAAGGAGATTCACATGGGTGTAACATATGGTTTTTATGACTCAATAGGTGGCGATCGTGCATATAGTGCCACGCAGTTATCCTCTTTATTTGATGGAATAATTAATGATGGAGTCTTCATGTCGATTGGGGACGCATTGGTTGTTATTGCATCAACGGGAATGAATGTTATTGTTGGTTCTGGACGAGCCTGGTTCAACAAGACATGGACAAATAATGACGGGGCGTTAGTATTAGTTATCGCTGCATCTGAATCGGTTCTTAATCGTATTGATATGGTAGTTTTGGAAACTGATATGAGTGAAGAAATTCGTGCCAATACCATTAAAGTAATTAAAGGAACTCCTGGTAGTTCGCCTATAGCTCCAACACTTGTTAATACTGAGTTTGTTCATCAGTATCCATTGGCTCATATTTATGTTGGGGCTGGAGTTACTTCAATTATTACTGCTAATATTACGAATAAGATTGGAACGATTGACTGTCCGTTCATTACAGGAATTCTTGAAACTGTTGATATTTCTGATTTACTTACTCAGTGGGATAGTGAATTTCATAGTTGGATGGACACACTTGCTGATATTTTGGACGAAAATACAGCAGGAAATTTGTTAAATTTAATCGATGATCATATTGCTGATTATGTGCGTAATCCTGCATTCGGTCCAGCAACTGGAGTCGTTGATGCTTACACATTCAGCGCCATGTCAGCAACATCATTAGTGGACGGTATGTCCGTATATTTGGATAATGTCATTGCTGCTAATACGGGCGCATCAACTTTTAATTGGAGTGGACTTGGTGTAAAAGCTATTGTAGATGCAAAAGGGGCCGCATTAACAGCAGGAAAAATGCCTTTAAGTTGTATTGTTGGTCTTCGCTACAACGCAAGTACATCGTCTTTTCAATTGTTGGGTGAAGGAGGTGAGACACTAACTGGCGACATGGTTGCTGGCGATTTACTTGCTGGAAAGACCGGATATAGTAATGACCCTTTGACAAAAATTACTGGCACAAAAGATCTGTCAAACTTATCTGCTGGAAATATTAAAAGTGGGGTTGTCATTGCCGGTATAACTGGAACATTACCAGATGGTACGGGTAAAGTAGGATACGCTAACGGAAATGTAAACCCAGCTAGTATAGGAAATGTATTAACGGTTACGGGAATGGCTTTTCGGCCCACACTGATAATGGTTGGTGGGAGTATAACTGGGGGTTTAGCTTGGTCAATAATGAGAGATAATATCCTAGGCCAAGATTGGTCGGCTATATTTTTTATTGAAGCTTTAAATGGTCTTCATCAATGGCGGTCAACAGGTTGGGGGGTACCGCCTACTGAATACGGGCATGTGACTTATGCACCTAATGCTTCTGGGTTTACCTTAACTTGGGAAAATGGGTATAAACCAACAGGCACAATTTATTGGCACGCAGTTGGTGGGCCATAAGGAGGAGGTGAATGATATGTCAGATGTAGTACAGGCGTTACAACCACATAAACGTGGAGACTACTTATGGCACGCAGTTGGTGGGCCATAAGGAGGAGGTGAATGATATGTCAGATGTAGTACAGGCGTTACAACCACATAAACGTGGAGACTACTTTTCGTTCTTTGCTGAGTTAAAGAACGAATTTAATCAGGCAATTGTTATCGATGATAGCCTGATAAGTAGTCAAATTAGAGATAGTCATGGAAATTTAATTGACGATCTCGACATTTCATCCACAAATATTCCCGGTCAATATTTGGTTGAAAAAGACGACACGACCGGTTGGCCACTAGGAAACTTAGAAATTGATTTGGAATTTCTTCTCAGTGCAAAACCTAAATCATCTCCTACCTTTACAGTTCTGATAATAAAGGATGTGACGCAGCATGCCTGATATTTCATTAGTTGTCGTGACATCCATATCAACTATACATTTGGTAGTTTCTCCTGTGGCAATAATACCAACTATACATTTGGTAGTTTCTCCTGTGGCAATAATGCCTAATCATATTCATACATATGTGCACGACCAACAAGTTGCTGCAGCAGTATGGAATGTGAATCATCATATGGGAAAGTTTCCATCTGTAATAATTGTTGATACTGGTAATAGTGTTGTTATAGGCGACATTGTGTATGTAGATCTAAATCATCTAACGCTTACATTTAGCAGTAGTTTTTCAGGCAAAGTATACATGAATTAAAGGAGGATCACATGAAACATTTAACAAATTTGGACATGAACTATAATCAACTCTTGAATGTTCTGATACAGAAACTGGCAGCTGCACCTACGAGTCCTGCTCCAGTAGAAGGACAAATATATTACAACACCACATCTCATCGTGCGTTCAAGTTTAATGGCACTGGTTGGGTGGGTATGGACGCGGCCGACGCTTCGCAACTGGCTGTGGCAAACATTGGTAGTACTGCCGAAACTGTTGGTGGTAGTGTTAATAATGGTTCGGCGGCTACTGCTGCAAGATCGGATCATAAACACGCCATCACTACTCCTTCGCTCGAAGCGTTAGGAGCTACTACGGATGTTACAACTCTTGACACGTCAACTACTGCACATGGTCTTGCACCTAAAGCCGTGGCTCCTGCAGCTGGATTAATGAATGTTCTTGGAATTGCAAATGGCGAAACTGCTATTACAAACAAGCCGTTGTTTGATGCCACCAATCCAGCAGCAATTGGGTCGGCAAGTCCTGGTACGGCGATGACAGCAGCCCGTAGAGATCACGTTCATGCCGATGCAGCGTCGCATACGCAGAACACTGATACTGGAACCTCCAGCAACACATTTATAATTGGCACTAGTGGGCCGAAAGTAAAGAATTCTTCTGGCGAAATACAGATGCGTAACAATGGCGATACTGACTATGCTGATATTAGAGTAAAGAACCTTGTTGTGGAAGGCACCGCAACCACAATTAACTCTAATGAAGTTAATATTGGCGACTCTGAAATACTGTTGAATTCCGACATCACGACTAGTGCTGCAAATTCTGATGGTGGTCTAGCTATTAAAAGGTTGATGGCAGATAACGCAACTCGTAAAGATGCCTTATTGACCTTTAATAATAGTACTGGAAAATGGCAGGTCACTCAGGGCGCGGTCACGGGAACATTGATTACTACACAAGTAGCATCTAAAGTTACTGCGGCCATGGGAGATGGAGCAGCTACGTCTTATGTTATTACCCATAATCTGAATTCCAGAGATCTTATTGTTATGATACGTCAAACCGGTTCTCCGTACGGAGAAGTCTATGCCGACATCGAATTCACAACAGTTAATACATTAACTGTTACTTTTGCAACTGCTCCAACAGCTGATCTCTACACTGTTACCATTATTGGGTAAGAAGTCAAAGGGTAGGTAGTGTTGGCAGCTACAGCACTACCTGCTCCAGTTTTCTGGAGGTGCAAATAATGAAGATTTTCGGGATCGAGTTAAAATTTAATGATAATACAGTTTGGCATGCTGGAAATTTGAATCCAACAACTATTGCAATACAATCTAGCGCACCTACAGGAAATACTTCTGTTTTATGGATAAATTCTACAACAAGTGTGGCGAGTTATTGGAACGGTTCGGCTTGGGTTAGTATCGTCGGAGTTTGGGGGTAAGGAGGAATAATCTTGGCAAATATATTAAAAACAGATATTGATGCGTGGTATACCCAACTAAATGCCTCTCGCGTGAGACTTGGCTTGGGTACAATTACTGCGCCTACTATTACACCGGGTAATCCTACCTTGATCGCCGATGTGAGTACACTAAAATCTGAATTTGCCACGATGAGTGTTGATACATATTTCCAATATGCTACATATTCCGACGTTAGTGGAGTTACCACTGGAGTTAAAACTTTGGCGAGTCAAAAGACAGCCTTTCAGAATACACTTAATTCTGTAGATGCAACAATTATATGTAGAAATAATGCGACAAATGCTTATGGTTTAAATACAAATGGGACTAATACTAATGGAAGCCATCCTAATGGTACTTGTAATAATGGAACGTGCAGTCAGGGTACTATGAGTCTAACCTTACAGACGTATAGTACAAATACAAACGGGGCTTGTTCTAATGGAGCATGTACCAACGGAACAAACACACATACAAATAAAACCAATCTATTTAATTCCAACGGAACAAACTCACATACAAATAAAACCAATCTATTTAATTCCAACGGAACAAATTCTAATGGTGCATGTAGTAATGGAATATGTAGTAATGGAACACATTTAAATCTAACTAATTCCAATGGGACAAATAGCAATGGCGTAAATTTATTAGGGACTAAGAGTAACGGTACAAAGAGTAACGGTACAAAGAGTAATACTACAAATAGTAATGGAACAAATCCTAACGGAACACAGTCAAATGTCGGAATGAGTAACGGTTATCATAGTAATGGAACATGTAGTAACGGCGCATTAAGTAACGATTATCATAGTAACGGAGCATGTACCAATGGTACTAATAGTTATGGTTCAAATGGTTATGGTGCGTGCGGTAACGGTAATTATTCTAATGGGGTATGCCCAAATGGAACATGCCCAAATGGAACAAATTCGAATGTTTCTTATGGAAATGGAATTAATAGTAATACTCTGAAATCTAATACTACTGTAGTAGATGTTGGAAATTCGAATGCTTCAAAAACAAACTAGAGAGGGGCCCTTAAAATGATTGAAAATCGGGAGACTGTAGTTCTATATACAACAGCAACTTGTAATCTTAATTGTGTTTATTGTTATATCGATAAAAATAAGGCGTTGGTGGAAATAGATAACATTCTAGATGAAAGTTTTAAGGGAGATTATTATGAAAAGTTTATATTAGAAATGTTTCCCGACCCGAACCAATTGAAAACTTTGGAGACTTGGGGCGGAGAACCATTTCTAAGAATGGACAGAATTTACAATACTCTGGAAAGAATTATTCCAAAATATCCAAATCTTGCTGGTTTCTTCGCTTCTACAAATATGGCTTTTGACCAATGGAATGAACAGTTCTTCGGTTTAATGAAAATATTTGGGCATTTTCCAAGAAGAATTTTTAACTACTGTCTTCAAGTCTCTTTGGATGGTCCAGAAGAATTTACAGATATGACAAGAGGAAATGGAACAACTAACAAAATTTTGGATAATTATGAAAAGATGTTAGGATTACTTACTGAAATTCTTCCGCCAAATGTGAATCTTTTAATTCAATTTAAACCAACATTAGATATTAATACGGTGAGAATGCTTAATTCAAAAAATGCGATAATCGAGTATTATATGATCTTTGATAAACTTATAGATCGTCTACGAAAACTAAATCGCAGTAATATATCTATAGGAGAAGGAATTCCGAATTTGGCATGTCCTTCTCTGGCAACAAAGGAAGACGGGATATTTTTTGCAAATCTTTGTCAAACAACAAGAATGATCGAAAAAGATATTGGACGATATTTATTATATTATAAGAATATTACACCGTTTTCTAATGGCGCAATGGGTGATGTTAATCTTACTCTGAAACATAAGAATTTTACTTGTGGGACTGGATATACAACTATTGGGTTTCTACCAAATGAAATGGTTTCGTCATGCCATAATGGATTCGTTGATATTGTTTCAAACTATAAAAAATTTGCGAATGCTAACGATGGTAGATCCACAATTGATGCAAAGATATTTCTCTCAGAACAAAAACACCGTATGATTTTTCATAAAAATGATTATAATAAATATGAAAATCAAATGGCTTGTTTTAATTGTGAGGGTACATCTGCAAGGGTTGCTACTATTGCTACTCAATTAGTGTTGTTAGCACATGCCGGTCAGGTACTGCCCTTATATAAAGATGACGTAGAGGCAATAAAAGCTGCTATCTTTTATCAAAGTCATACTGCTTTTTGTGTAAGGGATAACCATGCGACAACAGGATCTCTAACTATGATCCATAATGGAATGTTGAAGTTTTTATTTAACGGTGCCCATCAGTTGTTGGAGGATAAAAATTCAATAAATTGGGTCAAGTAGTATGCCCGTGGAGGAAAAAATGAACAGATCTACTTATCAAATGGAAGAAGATGAACTCCTAAAAGTAATACTTGATAAAAGATTCTTTTCAATTTGGAAAAATTCAGAAGGAAATAAACTATGGGAACTGTCAAATTTAGAACTTTATATTACTTCTGAATGTAATCTTAAATGTGAATACTGTTATTTGAATACAAGAGGTGATCAACTTTATCCAAAAGAATTCAGAAAAGAAGAACTCATTTATGAAAATTTGTTAAAAATATTCGACTGGTGGTTAGAGAATGATTTTTATGTAAATGAATTATCATTGTTCTCTGGTGAAATTTGGCACCTTCCATATGGAATAAAAATTCTCGAGACGATTCTATCATATACGAGAAAAGGGTTGAGGCTAAGAGCCATTTCACTTCCTACAAATTCAACATTTATTTTGGAAGATGCCACACTAAATCAAATGCAATATTTTGTAGATTCTTTTAAAGAATGCGGCACTTCACTAATTATTTCTCATTCTGTCGATGGTATATTTTTGGAAGATATAAGTAGGCCGATGAAATCGACAACTACAATAAGAGATCAATCATTTTATGATCGCCTCTTTATATTTGCAAAGAAGAATAATTTCTTTTTTCATCCGATGGTTTCTGCTGTTGCAATTGAAAAATGGAACGATAACTATGATTGGTTTAAGGAAATGTGTGTAAAGTATGACATGAAATTTCCAGATGCTATTATGATGTTGGAAGTAAGAAATCCAGATTGGACAGATGAAAAACTTGAGTATCTAAAGAAATATTATACTCATCAAATAGTTGGTTTTTGGGAAGAGGCAAAACATAATTTTGATAACTTTCTTGCAAAGGTATTCTGTATAGGTGGAGATGAGCCGTCAAATGGTTATATTAATATTGCCATGCCGATGGCTAAGACTCAAGCTGGATGTACAATACCCAGTTGTCTTTTCGTTCGTGTTGGGGATTTATCATTGGTCCCATGTCATAGGACGGCCTATCCACAGTATATTTATGGGAAGTTTGAATTAGAAAATGGAAAAATAATTGGAGTTAATGCTAATAATACGGCGTTCGCATCCAAAATTTATTTCAGTAATAATTTGACTTCTCACCATGGTTGTGACGTCTGTCAATACAATGGATTTTGTCTCAGGGGTTGTTTTGGAGAACAGTACGAGAATACGGAAGATGCATTTATGCCAGATCCAATAGTTTGTAATATGTTTAAAACCAAATATAACCATCTTATAGATGTGTACGTAGGACTTGGAGTTTTTGAATATATGTCAAAAATATCCTCAAGTGATTTTCGGTATATTATGTGCCAACAAATCTTACTTCAGGTTGACAGAGTTCAAAAAGAAAGAGTGATGCAAAATGCTAAATGAAATGATATTATCATTAATGAATCTAATTGCAAGAGAAGGTATGACAGAAACCTCGTCAAATAAACTAATTGGTTTAGTAGATACATTATTAACT